AGGGTACTGCCCTGCTGTTATAATACATGATGAGAACGATTCAGAAGAACCTGAAGGCGGAACCGGTAAGGGATTATTTGTACAAGGAGTATCTCAACTAAAGAACAATGTAACTATAGATGGTAAAGCCTTCTTTTTCGAGAGGTCATTTGCTTATCAATTAGTATCAGTAGACACGCAAGTGTTGACCTTTGATGATGTGCGTAAAGGCTTTGAGTTTGAAAGATTGTTTAGTATTATAACTGAAGGAATTACTTTAGAAAAGAAAAACAAAGATGCTATAAAGATACCTTTTAAAGACTCACCTAAAGTAGTTATCACAACTAACTACGCAATAAGTGGTAGTGGTAATTCATACGAGAGACGTAAGTGGGAGTTGGAGTTTTTTGCTCATTACTCTAAGGCTTATACTCCTCACGATGAGTTTGGTAAGTTGTTCTTTGCAGAGTGGGATGAGGATGAGTGGTGTAAGTTTGACAACTATATGCTGAAGTGTTTACAAATATACCTAACCAGTGGATTCAAAGCTGCTCCTTTTAAGAATTTAAAAGATAGAAAGTTTGAGGGATCTACTAAAAGAGAATTCGTTACCTTTATAAAAGAAAATAAATCAATGATTCCTTTTGACAGTAAAATAAACAGCAACTCTTTACGTATAGAATTTATACTACAGAACCCTGACTTTAGTAAGTTATCACATAGTAAATGGAACAAGTGGATGCGAATCGCTTGCAAGCATTTGACTGGTAAAGAAGCTGAACAAGGGAGAGACACTGCTGGTATATATTTTATATTTCCTGAGATAGAAACCCAAGTAGAGTTAGAGCTATGAGAAATGTAACACAAGAACTTATATTAGAAGTGATGGATGTAATAGTAGAGAACACTTACCTATTAATTACAGAAAAGAAAACTCACGATGAGTTGTTAGATGAAAATGAACACGACTTTCCTGTGATGTTTTTAATGGAACCAGACCAAGAACCTGATATTAGTTTATATGAGTTACTCATTGATCACTATGAAGAACAGGAAGAGTACGAGAAATGTCAAGAACTATTAGATTATCTAGTAGAACTATAAAAAAAACATATGGAATTTAGAAAGTATCAAACAGATATTATCGACAAAGGCTCGGTAATACTAAACAACTATGGCCTATTGTATCTATCTATGGAGGTTAGAACAGGCAAAACACTTACATCGTTAGGTATATGTGAATTAATAGGCGCTGAACGAGTCTTGTTTCTAACTAAAAAGAAAGCTATATCTAGTATAGAATCGGATTATGAAATGATGAATCCTAGCTTTAAGTTAGAAGTTATTAACTACGAGAGTGCTCACAAAGTAAACTTAGGATTCAAACCAGATGTAATCATAGCTGATGAAGCTCATTCATTAGGCGCTTTTCCTAAGCCATCATCACGAGCAAAGAGATTAGCTTCGGACCTCAAGACCTGGGGTTCTAAACTTATCCTTATGTCAGGCACACCTACACCGGAGAGTTTCTCTCAAATGTATCACCAAGTATATGGATGTAAAACAAATCCTTTTAGTGAGTATAAAAACTTCTATAGATGGGCTGATGATTACGTCAATAAAAAACAAATACATTATGGTATTAGAGTAGCAACTGATTACTCTATAACAAGGAAAGAGTTAGTAATTGAAATGATGAAACCATACACAATATCTTTTACTCAAAAAGCTGCAGGATTTAAGTCTGTTATAGATGAGGAGATATTGTACGTAGACATGCAAGAAGACACATACAAGCTATGTAAGAGACTTAAAAGAGATAAAGTATTAGAAGGAACAGAAGAAGTTGTGTTGGCTGAGACAGGTGTTAAACTAATGCAAAAGCTTCATCAGATGTACTCAGGTACAATTATCTTTGAGTCAAAGAACAGTACTATAATAGACTACAGTAAGGCTGAGTTCATTAAGAATAAGTTTAAGGATAATAAGATAGGAATATTTTATAAGTTCTCTGCTGAACTAAAAGCTCTTAAAGATATATTTGGTGACGACCTAACTACTGATATAGAAGAATTCAATAACACAGGTAAGAATATAGCTCTACAAATTGTAGCTGGTCGAGAAGGTATATCACTTCGAAATGCTGAGTTTTTAGTTTACTATAATATAGACTTTAGCGCCACTAGTTATTGGCAATCTAGAGATAGGATGACTACCAAGGATAGGTTATACAATAAAATATACTGGGTGTTTTCTAAGAATGGTATTGAGAATCAAATATATAAAGCGGTAAACAGTAAGAAAGACTACACGCTAAAACACTTTAAAAAAGACTTTGCGATATGACAATTGAAAAAGAAAACAAATGGATGTACGATGAGTTAGGAGTAACAGACCTAGCTAATGAGATTTCTTTCAAACTGTTAGCAACAAAAGATCATCCCGATTATGAATGGCTGATTAAAAAGTTGACTAACTTTGTAGAATGACGGAACAACAAATTCAAAACAAGAGAATAAAAGAATTAGAGTCACAAGGATTCTATGTAATTAAATTAATTAAAACTAACAAGAACGGTATACCAGACCTAATAGCTATACCACCTAATTCGGGAGTGCTTTTTTCAGAAGTTAAAACCCCTAAAGGTGTGGTGTCTAGGCTACAGGAGTATCGTTTACAAGAACTAGAGAAACATGGATGTAACACAGAAATATACAACGGAAGTGGAGCCGAAACAAATAACAATAACATATGACTTTATAGATAATCTTCAACGAGATGAGGATGTCACTATAGACTGGCAAGATATTGTTAATCTAATGGAAAGATTGGACAATGATATTGAGACAAGTTGTAGTTTAGGTCACGTATTTACCACAAAGACTAATCAATTTTTTCTCGAATTATTTTTTGAACTAGACGAAAACTCTAAAGATTTTCATTATATTGTAGACCATTACGAGATAATTGATTGCGATAGATTTTTAGATTTAATACTAGATAACAAGAGAGTTTCACTATCTAAAGAAAGAGTTAGGAGTATAGTATGAGAAAGCCCTATGAAGAATACACCAAGAGCTTCCCTTGGAAAAAAAGAAGAAAAGGATACAGAGAACTTACTGAAAGTGAAAGACACTCTATACTTAAGCTAATACAAAAAGGATACATTATAACTAAAGTAGCAAAGGAATTGAAACTCCCTTTACATACAGTTAGATCGTACTTTTGCAAATGGCATCCTAGGAATTACAACGTACTCCCTATACATATGGGACACAAAAAAGATTCCTATTATGAAAATGAAGAAGACTACTCCTCTTACCCTACATATAAATGGGAAGACCTATCTAAAAGGGAAATTGAGGTTTATTTAAAGAATAATTAATTAATAATTAAAAAAATATGTTTACATTTGAAGAAGATATTGACCAAGAATTAATGAAAAGACGACTATCTCATAAAGGAAAAAGAGTCTACGTGAAATCATTAACTCCTACTTACGCTTTAGTTTCTTATGAAAAAGAAGGTAGGTCGAAGTTATTTAAGTTAAATGTAGACGACTTAGCACAGGTGTAGTTATGAAGAAGTTAGGTGTTCATTTTCATAAAGTAAATCACGTTAATTTTGTGATGAAGGAAATCAATAACCTGACGGATGATATCTACGAATCCCTAATTGATGAGGAGTATTACACTACTCAGGGTCAAATCTGCTCCCTAATAAGTAAGCTAAAAGAAATCAGTTCCTCAATCAAATCTTGATGAGTGTGAACAAGAGAGAGTGTAGGGGGTGTGGGAAGGTAGCCGACCTTACATCCTTTCCTTCGGCTGGGATAAAAAACAATCTTAAATACTATAGAAGAAAGTGTCAGCAATGCTATGGCAAGAATAAAGTACACAGAAGGGTAGTGTTAAGAAAATGGATGAAGGAGTATAAAGGTCACTTATCGTGCACTAAGTGTGGATACTCTAAAGAAACACATCCAAGCTTCAAGGTTCAAGCCTTGCAGTTTCATCACACACACGACAACAAGGAACATGAAATAAGTAATATGGTTCACCGAGGCTTTGCTAAAGAAACAATACTAAAAGAAATAGATAAGTGCGTGGTTCTATGCTCAAGATGTCATACTGAAGCGCATTTTTAAAATCTTTTATTTTTTAGGAAAATGTTTAGGAAAATGTTTAGGAAATGGCTTGTATCCTTTTTTCTCTTTTTCAGGAGTGTTGTCTTTAGGTGTTACCTTAAAAGTCTTATACTCATCTCGTTTCCAATCCTCACCTTTAATTAAAGCTTCATATAGTGGATTTCTATAATTCTTGTCTTGACCGCTTAGTAGAATCTTTATGAAATCTGCGTCATCCTTACTTAGTTTATCTATGTTTTTTAAAACCCCACCAGTTAGTCCGTCCAGTTTTTCTTTTTCAAAATCACTTAAATCCTCATAATCTTTATCTAACATATTTATATAAGAGTCTAGGTTCTTAAGAAAGCCTATAGATTTACCCACTAAAGGAGGTAAGTTCCATTCCATTGGTTTACCCTGTAGTATATTCATAATAGCGCTAGGGACATATCCACCTACACCCATACCTTGAAAACTTGAGTTTAAAGTTTCTGTTACGGTATTAAATAGTTGTTGCTCCACCTGGTCTTCTTCGGTAGCTTCACCGCTAATCATACTATAAGCAAACCCAGTTCCTACAGCTTGAAACAATAAGGAAGCTCTCATAAACTTTTGCCATTGAAAGAATCCCTTTCTTCTTTGAGCTGGAGTATTTGTTTTGTCTGTCATTTCCATCCAGCCTTGCATTGTTTTATTTACAGCTTGAGTTTGTGAAGTTTTATAAGTAGTTAAAAGTTTCCCTAATGCAGTTCTCTGTATCTTACCGGTTGTAAAGTTTTTACCAGATTGCTGTGCTGTAGAAGATTCTTCCCTAAACCTCATGTAAGCCTCCTCAAAAGCTTTAGCATCATACTCTCCCTTTTTGTTTGTTTTGGATTTTTTATATTTAGCTACAGCATAAGGAACTCCTCCCCCTAAAACACCAGCTATATCACCAAGAATAATAGGAGACATTGCGAGTTGTTCTATCCTTTTATAAACTACAGCAGCTGGTTGGTCAGCAAGATTAAGCAGTTCAGTTTTTAAGGCTGGATCTATGTCGGATTTTTTAATCCTATTTCTTACATATGGGCTTGTTATGATTTGTTTAGCCACTCTTTGATACTCTCTACTAAACGGTATTTCAGCTAATGGAGCCCATACTTCAGGAGTAGTTATTCCATCCTTTAGCCCTGCATAACCCCAATGAGTAGCAGATGTAAGTTGTTTAATAAAGTTCCCAGGTTTACCTGCTAGGGTAATCACAACTCCTAATCTATTTAGTTTTTGAAGACCTTGCATTTGCTCGTGAGCTTTACCGTAATTAACATCTATCACTGCATCTAAGTTGTCCATTAGGTTTGCGTAATCAGTTTTACCCAACTTCTTTTTTATCTTAGCTTTAGTAGTGTTATTTATGACCTGATTTATTTTTTTAGATATCGGAATGTAAGTTTCAGCATGAGTCATTTGCTCTATATACGTATTCATTTTTTCCCTAACACCGACAGTTACATCTATCTTACTGGCTAAGTAAGGGTCAGCCGACTTTAATCGGTCTACCATTGCGCTTCTTTGAGTAAAATCCCCACCACCATCTAACCTAGTATCAGCTACTTCTGCTGTGGCTTCTTTAGTTTTTTCTGCCCTAGTTATTGGATAATAGTCTGGGTTTAAAAATGGCTGACCAGTTGCATCAATAGCAGCCTGCTCAAAACTCTTACCCATCTCCTTATAATACTCTAGTGTTTTTTTAGCAAACTCTTTTAATTGAGGATTAGCGTCCATGTGCTCGTTTAACTTAGACTCATTTACTCCAGAAGTTTCTAGTATATTTTCTAATTCTTTAGCTTTTTTCTCAGCTACTGCCTTTTCGGTTTTACTACCATTTCTAGCCGACTCTCTTAACTGTGCAGCTCTCTTTTTAAATACTTGTCCCGATACATATAAATCAACAACAACATCGTTAGATGCTTTTATTTTAGCCTCCTTGCCCTCAACTCCTTTTCTATCTTTAAATATACCTTCTGGAGCTAATTTATTTAGTAGTTTATTTCCTTTATTTATACTTCCAAAAGTCTCTTTAAATATCTTATCTGTTTTTGTTTTAGACTCTTCTTGCCTCTTCTCAACCTTGTAATCAGCTACCCTTGTTATGGAGGTGCTAATGTCATCGATCATTTTCTTAAACTCTGGGCTCTCTCCTTTCTTAACTTTCTTGAGTAGGGTTTCTATATTCTTTACGCCTTTAAGTGGGTTTAACCCAGATTTAGATTTATTAATAAGGCCAGTCCAATACTGCTTACTTGTTATACCTTGTTTATTAGTGGTGTTGCTTTTAGATCCAATTATAGTATTAGTAGTTTCTATAGACATTTTTTCATATCCCTTAGCGGTAGAGTAATCAAAACCAGGATTGTCTTTTATGAATTTCGAATCAACCATTTTACCATCTACTAAAACAAAGTTGTCTCCTTTACTTTTATTCAAGAAGTCCTCAACCTCTTTTTCTGTTTTTAATTCTTTAGACTTA